TTATATCCTAATTTAACAGCATGTCCTCCTAATGCAACTAATGACCAAGATTTACCTCCTCCGGGATTACCAAATATTAAACCAAAATCTCCTTGACCCAATCCCCCTTGCAATAAATTATTTATATCTTCCCAAGGTGTAGGTATAGGTACTCTATTATCTTCTCTATATCTAGTTTCAATATCTAAATTATATTCATGCCCTATATTTTTATCATTCCCAGCTTTTAAAGCATTTTCAACCATTATTTTAATTGAATCATAGTCTCCTGCTTTTAGTAAATCTACTGAGGATAATAATGCTTTTTTGAGTTGTTGGTTTTTACAAAAAGAGGAAAATTCTTCTTGTACATATTCTAAATCATCATCACTTGCTATATAGGCTTCTCTTAATTGTTCTTTAATTGATAATTGTAAAACTTCATTTTCAACCTTTTTAACTTCAACTTTAAGTATATCTAAAGAGGGGGTTGTATGGTATTTGTCATAATAGTTTAAAACTTCTTTAATAATCCACCTATGTGCTTGATTATTAAAATCTTCTTCATTTAAAATGTCATATATATTAGTTAAAAATTCTTTATGTGTTAGTAAAGAAGATAAAACCTTTATTTGAAATTCTTTTCCGTACTCTTGAATACTTTTTAATGTCATATAACTAATTTTTCAAAATTTTCTTTTAACCAATAATCTAAATTTCTAATCATCCCCCCCAATTTGTCTTCATTATATAATGCAATAAACTGATTAGGAATGTATGTTAATTCTTTTGATTTGACAACTTCATCTAAGTATTTTTTATCATTTTCTCCAATCATTGGATTTGATAAATCCATTACTTTATAATTTTTTTCTAAATCATCTACTCCCTGTATAATACGAGCATACACAACATGATCTTTAAATTTTTGCTCGCATATGTTAAATATGTCATCAAATGAAAGTTTACGCTCAGTTAACTCAGGAAATTTTTTAAATATTCCCTTTTCACCTAATCCTTTAACACCTTTAATCTTATCTGAATTATCACCTAATAAAGTTTTGTATAAGATAAAATTTTGGGCAGGCATATTATACTTTTCTTTCATAAAATCTTCAGTATAATATTTTTTCTCCATAGGTCTGTAGACTATAACATTTTGGTTTATCAATTGGAGAAAATCCTTATCACTAGATACTATGAATAATTTATCATCTGGGTGATTTGGTAATTTATTACATAGATATGCTATGATATCATCTGCTTCAACTTTATCTAAAATTAAGGTTTTAACTGGGAGAGTCTTTAAATATTGAATTACTCTTACTATTTGGTCTACTTTAGAATCATGTTCATCTGCCAAACTGTCAAATACTTCCCAATTTGTAACTCTTTGTTCATTTCTACCTGATTTATATTCAGGTAGTAGATTTTTTCTACTTGTAGTAGAAGATGCTCCATCAAATACAACATATACTTTATCAGGTTGAGTTTGACGAATCATTGCCCCTAATGAACGAAAAAACCCACCTAAACCCCCTATGTGAATTCCATCTGGGTTAACCATATTCATCATAGCAAAGTTTCTAAAAAATAAATTTAAACCATCAATCAGTAATGTTCTTGTACCTTCAGATGAGCTGGTATCATTCTCCTTAGTATCATTAAGAAGTTTAAGTAAGTTTTTCTTATCCATAATGTTCTATTCTGGTTCTTCTATATAAGAGGTAACATCATTATATGCTTGTTCCTCTTCTACAATTGTGAAATCAGTTCCACCTAATATATCTTTCCAAGCTTTAGAATTAGCATCCTTATAGGATTTAAGTTCTTTATCGTTATCATTAATAAAACCATGAGGTGTCATTACAATTTTACCTCTTGTAGTAACTCCATTAATATGGTTTTTATCAATTTGAAGATTAACTCGTTTAGCAAATTCAACTTGTTTACCATCTTTAATAGCTTTGATTTTAGATGTACCTGCATTTGAAATATTACCAAATGTAACTACAAATGTGGAATCAAACCACATTGCAAACCCTCCTTTATTCATTAATTTAGGTTTACCCATTGGTGATTCTGCTTTTGCTGTCCATACTTTATTAATACAAACTAATGTGTTAGTGTAAGCAGATGATTCTTTTCTAGATAATGTAATTCTTTGATTAACACTATTTCCAAATTGAGTTGACATTGCACCCGCATTCCATTCATTGTTATTTTTATTTGATTTAACAGACATTTCACAAGGTACTGATCCTATTGAATCCCATAAGAATACTAAATCATATGGCAAATTACCTCTTTTTTGCTCATCAATTAAATCTAAAATAAATTTAGCTACGTCTTCTATGGTGTGGATAGTTTCTCTATCAGCGTAAATAAATTCACCTTCGTAATTTGTGATTTCTCCAGTATCTTTATCTACTACTTCTTCTACTTGTAAGCCCATTTGTTGAGCGTGTTCCCAATTCCATTTCATTTCAGTAATAATAAAAACAGGTAATATTCCTCTTTTTTGAGCTGATACTGCTGTTTCTAATAGTGCTGTTGTTTTACCTGTATCGGAGTGGCCTCTAAGTAAAACAATATGTCCTTGAGGAATACCTGGGATTGAGGTAACATCTTGAAATGCTTGTGAAAGTGGGATCCAAGTTTGTTCTTTAAACTTAACGTTTTGTTTAAGTCCCTTCTTTTCTTTGAAAGAACTTAAATCAAATTTGGATTTTATTTCTTTGGAGACTGCCTCCGATAGTGATTTTTTAACTCTTGGCATATAATATTATTAAACTAATTTACTATTAATATATTCATTAACGTCCTCTTCTCTAAATCTTACACTTCTATCAAATTTAACATATTTTATTTCCTTGTTTTTAATCCATTTATCTAAAGTTCCTCTAGAAATTTTTAAACTTTCTGTAACTTCGTCTTTTGTTAATAAATTTGTGTTCATAACTAATAATTTTAAAATGGTAAATCATCCTCAAAAAGTGAATCAAATTCCTCTGATTTATCTTTTTTAGGTGTACCTTGAGTTGATAATGCAAATTTCTTTTCTTCTTTAACAGTTTTAGTATCACCATCAAATTCACTTGCTGGTTCTGATACTATAGAATCTTCAGTATTAACATCTTCTGTTAAAAATGATTGAAGTTCTTCTTTAAGTTTATCATAAGTGTATTTGTATCTTTCTTCTAATAAAACAGGTTGTTTTTCTAACCATGTTTCTACTTGAGAAGCATCTTCACTTAATTGTGTTTGTTTTGGTTTTGGTCTTAAACCTAACTGGAATCCAGGTCTATCTTGAACTTTAGTAGCTGTTACTACAAAATCAAAACCTTCAGATACATCTGTAAAATCCCCATAATCTTCATCATCAGCAACTGATAATAATTCTAGGTAAAGTGTCTTACTAAACTCAAATAATCTAACACCTTTTTCCTCTTCGCCCCTAACAATAACAGGAGCAAATACTCTCATTTTAGGATCTAACTTTTTAGCTAGTCTCCAATTTTCAGAGTCACTTGTTGTTCTTAATTTTTTAGTGAAATCTACTACTGGATCTTTTTCTCCCCAGTTTGTTAATGCTACTATTGGATATTTTCCAACTCCATAATGCATGAAAACCTCTTGGAAAGGGTTGTTTTTGTTGAGTTTTGAAGGGACGAACCTTATTTGGTATTTTCCTTCTTGTCTTGGTTTCCAGTAAACTAATGTGTAGTCTTTCTTTTCTTTGTTTTTTGGTTTGTTGTCTTGATTCAAAGACTCCAAACGATTTTTGATCGCGTTTAAATCCATGTTTATAACTTTTTAAATATAACAATTAAATATAATAACAATTCTTCAAATATCCAAACTATAGTTCGATTATTTTGTGAATTTTAGTGTTGAGTTGTTTCAACTCGTTGTGTTGGGTAAGTAATACACAATTTCTATAGTGTTTCCAATTTATTGGAAACTTGGTATCTACTACTCCCCCATTAAGTTTTTTAATTAGCTCATTTAGAGCATTTATTGTGTACAGAGTGTTTGTGTCTTTTTTTCTATGCACCAAGATGGTGTTTTCTGGGATTTCAGTGACATTCCCTTGATCTACGTTATATGTGATAACATACTCATTGTTGCTCTTAATAAAAAGAACAAACATTTTATTATACATTATTGAATAGGTAGAAGATAGCTCTTCCACTTTTGCCTCAATTTCTTCTAATCTTACAAAAGTACAAAATAATTTATTATTCAAATCGCTTAGGTTTATAAAGTTATCATTATCGTATTCTACTTTATAAATATCTAATACTTCCTCAAAAATCATAGTTGCTTCCATTACTAATTTTTATATTTAATTTGTATTTTTTAAATACATTTTTTATTTGATTTATTACACCTTCTTCAACTTTATCATAATCTAACAAAAACGCATCATAGGTGTATAAAACTAATTTTGTTTTTGAATTTTTTAACAATTTGATTATATCCCACAATATACAAACATTAGTTGACGTCTCCAAATTTTGTAGTAGATAATTAAATAATTTTTGGGGATTCATGTTATCTAATTTATCTTTTTCAAATTTATATTTTGAAATAGGACATTCAATAAAACCTTCATTGTTAAATTTATCCCACAATTCATCTATAAATTTTTGGGTTTTTTGAAAAAACGGTAAATCGCGGTACTGATTAAATATACCACCATAAAGCTGCTTGAACGTGAGTTCTTTAGCTTTATTGTAATCCACGTTATACATTTTAGCAAAGGAAGAATGAATATCAGTAGTATCGAACTTATAACCAACCAACTTAGCAGCAAGGGTAGGGTGATAAGCAGAAATATCAATTTCCATAAATTTATCATTTCTTGGTATAAATGCTTTCCTGCACCCATTTTCTTTATTTAAAGCCGCAAAATTTACTCCTCCAAACCTGTTTGAGGGCCTTGTGGTTGTGGTTCTGTAATTATATTGTGTGTATACTTTATCTCCCCAATCTTTATTGAAGTGTTGTTTGAAGAGTTCTCTATCCACTTGTATTCCATTCCTTTCAATGGCATTGAATACCAATGGTACTCTTTGGTTGTAAAATTGGTTGACTGGTTCATTAAAATATTGTTTTAGATTATTATAATTTTTTTCACAAGTTTCGTAATGCTTAACTATAGGAATAATTCTGTTAATATCCAACTTATCTTGGTTTCTTTGTTCTAAAATTTGATGGGCCTTTGTAGTTTCCATCTCATATTCAGGACAAAGTAAAGAAATACCATTTATATTTCTACGCGTAAAATAATGCAGAAATTCTTTTTTCCCCCAAACATGCAATAAATCAAATTTATTAATTAAAAGTGCAACGTACTCGCTGTCTAACGGCATAGATTCACTATGGTTTATTGATATCATGTATCCTTTACTTGCATTTAAAGGACGTAAATATACAAGAGATACTTTAGTAATTGTTGGGTGAGTTTTATATGAGTAGGGAATAACTTCTATATAAGCCTCCTTATGATATTCTTTATTCTGGTATAAATTCCAAAATTGTTCACTATTTTCTACTAGCCAAAACATTGGCTAAATATACGAAAAATATTTTTAATATCCACTTTTTAGTATAGATTTTTTCGGATAAAATCTAATACTCTTTTCCTAGTTTTCCCTTTCTAGCTCTTCTTAAATCTCTATCTCTTCCCCTTTCAGTTGGTGAAGGTAATAAATAAGAGGAAATTCCTTTCCATGTTGGGGATTTTTCAATCCGGTATAAGGTAGTTTGATTGCCCCTGGGATTTCCAATAATCCACAATACTTTTATACACTCATATATGGCCCATAAAATTAGGGGGTCTTTGGATTTTAATTGATTATAGGTTTCCATACTTATTTCTATAAATTCCAAAGAATTAGATCTTTTAGCTACATATCTAAAATAAGAACCGTTATTTAGTTCATCTCTTGTAGGTTCAGTTTTATAATATTGAGGTAAAGTTGGAATTGGAAGTTCTTTAATTCCTATATTTTGTGAATATTTAATTTTTTCTTCAGTATTAAATCTGTTATCCTCAACATAGGGGTAATTTTCTGAATCTGAGGGGGGTGTATCTATTAATTCTCTAAGATTAGCATAATTTGGGGTTTCCCCTGCATAGCGTTTCCCATCGGAAGTAGTGAAATACTTACCAAAATATTGATTTTTGGTAAGTTTATCACTTAATTCCCCACTACTAATTAATCCTGTTTTTATTTGTCCTTTTGGAAAATACATATCTACTATTTACAATCGTTTATATATCCTGAATCATCAACTTTACTTTTTCCAGCATTATTAAATCCATAATAAGTAAAATGCCATGGTTCACCTATTGATCTTCCTTCTTTCCATCCCCAACCATATTTTTTTCCATTTTTCTTTATAAAACATCTCATTGCTTCATATTTTGAACTCCTTCCTCCTATATCAACAGCTGTACCCCATCCATGATTAGATTTTCCTGGGTAGGCTACAGGTGTTTTTCCATTTGAACCCTTTTTAAATCTTTTAACCTTAGGATTCTTACCATATATATTAGTTTTACTTCCTCCTGATTTAATAAATAAATCTATATCAAATATTTTATACTGCATTGCGTATTTTCTGTAGGAACTCATATCATTAGGTAAAGTAATATTAGCTGCAACCATAGCTTGCCACATTTCCATAAATTTATCTGCAGCTTCTATAGCTAATTCTTCTTTGGGGAAACCTATAGCTGTTAGGGGTTTTAATTGACTTGGTGATAATTTTCCATTTGAACCATCTGGTTTAGTAGCGTTGTATTCATCTGGAGGCATAACTGCTGCATCTTTTTGAGCTTGGGAATATCCTCCTACTGGGAAGGTATCAACAGCGTTTAATAAATCTGGAGTGTTAATAACTTTTCCTGTAGGTTTTTTATCGTCTATTATTTTAGTTGCTAGGGTTTCTAAACTAGTAACCCACTTATTATCTTGAACTTTATGGTTAATTTTTGTTACTATAAAAGATAAAGTTCTTGGATAATTAGAAGGGAGGAATTTAGTATTTATATTAATTCTTTGAAAAATTTTAATCCCACTTAACCCTTCCATAGTAATTTTAAGATTAAAGGGTAAAAAACCAATTGAACTTTCAAGTTCCCCCCCGGATTTACTTGATTGAGCTTGGGCATATTTATACCAATCACTTACAATTTGTGGGTTTTGCTTTAAATATTCTTCATTAAATATCGTATCTGGGGATAGACCTAATAGTTTATACTTATCTCCTTCAGAATCTAAAGATATCAATTGCATGTATCTATCTATAACTAATTGGTTTTGGGCTGTTATACTTGCATCTGAGGTTTCCATAGATCCATCAACTAAAATTGGTTTGATTCTATCTGTAACCCCAATGTTCCATCTTGAAAAAGCTGTTGCTTCCATTCCAGGTACCGACCCATTAGCAGTAGCTCCAATTGAAATCATTGCGGCATACTCTTTACTAATAGAGGTTTGTAGGCCTATACTATGAACAAAACTTGATTTTTCTTGTTTCCCATCAAATCCATAAACCTCTAAAACTGCTGGAGAGGGGGGAATATATTTTTCATACCCTGGAAGGGTACTAGCTATTTCTTTTATATTTGGAATGGGTGTTTGGTCAATTATTTTAATTGTGTTTTTAGAAGAATCAACCACAGGTTGGAGGTTATTAACATTTCCTAAAGCTCTATTAATTCCCCCACATAAACCCTCTAAATACTTAAACAAAGTAGTTTCATCCTTTTTATCCTTTAATTCATCCATTAAATTTTGACAGAATTCAAAATTCATATAAATGTTCATAATTCTCCCATAATGACTCCCCTTAACATTATTCAAAAAATAATCTAATCCGGGTTGACCATCAAATAATTTATTAGAAGTAAAACTAGTGCCTCTATAAGCTTGGAAATTATCGTTTCTAACAACACAAGTTTTAAAATCTGTTGAAAAAACATTATCAATTACATAACAAATATTGGTGGTGGGATTCGTGTCTATTTTTAAAAGAGGAACTTTTTTTTCTGATTTTGTTGATGGTATTATTTGAGGTATAACATTTTGTTCAATGAATTTTAAAAGAGTTCCCAGTCGAATAAAATAATTCCACCTTTTACTTTTATCTCCACTTAAAATCATTTCTCCATCTCCTACTGGTTTTTTAAATCCATTAAACTTAACATAATCAATTTGACCACTGTTCCCTGTGTATTTGGGCCATCCTACCTGATCATTCCAAGCTCCTACTATTGAATCACTTGCTTTATCTAATATTGATTTAGGATCACCTGTGTTGATTTTAGCTAATCTTTGAATCCAAAAATCAGGGTCCTCTAAAAAATATGTTCTTGCCCTTTCTGTTTTTTCTACAACACTTACCCACGTCCTCATTAAGATGTTATTATACCCAAAACTTTGAATATTATGTCTTTTTTTATATAGAAAATCTCCGGCTAATACGATTTGATCAACATCTTGAACTAGTAGAGTATTGAAAATTTCATTGGGAGTGAGTTTTTTAGAAGCCGCATCCATTGGATTTAAAACTGTTCCTATTTTAATTGATGAATCTAAGTCAGGGAGTTTAGGAGTGTTATTTATCGATATATGTCCAAATGTGGTTCCTGTATAATTTCTAACTCCATAAAAGTGGGCATTTAACCTATTTTGATTTTTTTCAATATTTAGTTCTTGGTTAAAGGAAGCATAAGTAGGATCCTCTGCTGTAGCATTATCATCAGGTCCCCCTGCAGCATTCATTAATCGGAAAAATTTAAATACCAAGAACTTAAATTCATCTTTTGGGAAATTTCTAAAAAGCATACTAGCTGAATGTTTTTTCTCTTCGTTGGATTTTATATAATAACCTGGTTCCCACATCCCCCAATGTTTTGCAAAATTATACAATTTATCCTTCCCATCTGATCCTACTGGGAATGCTCCTTGGGTTTTAAATGGTACATAACTAGGTCTAAAAAACAAGGCATGGAGTGCTGCTGCTCTACACCAAGGGTCATAAGTCAGGTTAACATCCTGTTTTACATCTACTTTAGTATTATTAAAGTTCATAGTTTTACCTTTTACAGTAACATTACCATAAGGTGATTGCAACTCACCATCCAAAGAAGATGCGTAGCCCG